TCGTTACCAATCATCACAGGGTTTAGTACATCACCAAGCTCTGTAAGGCGCTGTGCGCCAGCCTCGCGTGTTGCGTTAGCTGTCGGCGCGAGCTCAGTGACTGCCCTGGTACCGCCACCGTAGGCAGAACCAAGTACGGATGCATCTATAGCGCGATCAGCCAGCTCCTGGCCGGTGTACTCGGCGCCCTGTGATGCCGCGCCGCCGACAATAGCTGTTTCCTGGGCAACTTCGGTTGCACCCTCGGCTGCTGCAGCCTTTGTGACGCGCCCTGCATACGCCTGGGCAGCCTCTCCAAAGCCTTTCTGAGACAATTCTTTGATGACTTCGTCAGCTGACATGCCAGCCAGACGGTCAACCGGGATAACTTTGCCGGCACCGAACCTATCGAGGAAGCCAACAAGAGCTCCAACGCCGGCTGCGACCTTTGAATCATAGCTGCCGGTCTTCTCTTCCATCTCCATGGCAGCTTCGCCGGCTCCCATAAGACCGGAACCTGCAGTTACAGCTGCACCGCCGCCAAACACAAGCCATGCTGGCGCTCCGAGAGCTGCCGCTGCGGCTGTTAGGCCGGTACCTGCAATAGCAGCGCCGCCTGATGGCGCATTTTCCAATAGTTTCTCACCTAATGCCGGCAGAAACGTGCCTTGGTTATAGTTTTCACGTAGTGATCCAGGGTACTGAGGCTGGTAGCCGCCGGCTGCAATGTCTTTTTCTTGCTGTGCGGCCATGTCAGTGCCGTACTGTTTGACACCTTCGATACCAGTAAGGTCACCAGCTACCTCGATGCCCTTGCCTACCATCTGCTGCATGCGATCAACACCATACATCAGTGCGCCGTCACGCTGCTGAGGTGCTGGGGCTGCTGGCTTGGGCTGCGTCTGACCGCCTTGTGCTTGTTTGATCAGGGCAGCCAGGCGTTGTGCGGCTGCAGTGTCCCCTGCCGCGTCTGCATTACGCAGCGCAGTCATCAGCTGATTGATATCGGCCATGTCAGATCCTTGCTACTGGGAGTATTTGTCTATGATTGCTTGATCGGATGGGCTCATCGTGCCTACAGGCGCAGCCATACCGTGCATTGCAGCATATGCTTGCTGCTGAGCTTCGATAGCCTTAACAGCTGACATGTAGTGCTTCTTAACAAGCGCCAGGTTTGCCTTGAATTGCTCGCGGCTCTGTGACTGACGTAGGTTACCCAGGGATGCATTAAGCTGCGCTAGTTCGCGCTCTGACACCTGCCCCAATGCGCCGCCGGTTGGGCTGTCATCGCGCATCTTCTGCAATCTGTCGAAACCAATAGATGATACAACAGTCTCGATAGCCATTTTGGTATCGTGGGCTGGGGTACCTGCAATGAATGACAGACTGTTACCAATAAAACCGGTGACGTTATCGAAAGGATTATTATTGCTTTCGGCCATGGCCACGTTTGCTTCAATTTGATCAATAGCATCGATGGCTGCTTGCATGTACGGTGATGACTGAGGTGCTTTGGGTTGGTTCTGGGCTGCTTTGTTTTGTGCTTGTAGAGCTTTGACCTGGGCGTTGTATGCATCGATAGAGGCGCTGTTATTTATGTCTTGCACGTTGCCATACTCTCTCGCCATGTTGGCGTATGACTGCAGACCACTCTGCTGTGCGCCTTCCATACCTGCGCCGCCCATGCGTATCAGCATGTCACCCAGGCCGATCTTATTGTCCGGCATTTGTGGCATTTGTATAGCGCCAGGCACCATGTTGCGTCGCTGACTGGTCGCTGCTGCTTGTGTATTCAATACGCCTGGTGTTGGGTTGTTGAGCATACCACTGGTATTGTTATTACCAGGTGCCGGCGGCTGATTAGGGTTAGGTATCGTGAGCATAGGAATGCCGTCAGGGCTGTACTGCACCCCAGGTGCCGCCATTGCATTTGGATCACTTATTGCCATGTCTTATCTCCCACTCATGTAACCCATGCCCTGGTAGGCCGGAGCATTGATGTACTGCTGTTGTGGTGCCATTGAAGCGAAGGCGCTTGGTTGACCACCGAAGCCGCCGCCAAACTGGTTGTACATGTTGTTACCCATACCTGCACCAGTAACCATACCGCTAATAGTTGCAGCTGTGGGATCTACAGTGTTCGCCTGGTAGCCAGCTGGTGACATTGGTGCGCGGCCTAAGATGCCTGACATGTACTGTTGATACGCTTGCATATCAAAGTCACGATTAGCTTCGAAGGCAGCCTTGTCGGCATTCAGCTGCTGCTGTGCGTCTTTCTGATAGCCGGCACCCGCGTTAATCATGTTAGCCAAGCCGGTGTTAGCTGTGTTGACGCCGGTACCAAATGCACCTGCGAGACCCTGGTTGGCAGCCATGGCGTTACCGAAGTCGCGCTGCTGCTGTCCCAGCGACTGATCGATAAGGTTGCTGCGGATACCTGCGGCTGTGTCAGCGGCGCGGTCACCATAATCACGCATAGCAATGGCATCAGCCACGCCAGCTCTGGAGCTGTTGACGTTACCAGTACCTGATGCCGCCTTATTGATACCAGGCAGCGTCTGTTCTGTAAGCATACGTGTACTGTCGCGCAGCGCTGCATCTGTGAGAGCGCCAGTGTTCGCGTCAGCATACGCCAGGGCGTTGTCCATAGCGCCGCCGCCCATCGCCTGGTCATATAGGTTTCCATAGTTACCAGCGAAACCTTGCGTCTGATCTGCGAGGTTTTGACCATAGCCAAACGTGGTGTTACCGAAGTTAAACTGGTTGTCCAGGCCGGATGTCTGCATGTCATTGAGACCAGCATAAAGATCACCCTGATATGCGCCTGTGCTTAACATCTTATTTAGGGCATCCTGGCCGCCCTGGTATCCAGAATTGATGAATGGGCGCGCATCGGTATAACCCATGTTGTTCATTTGGTTTGCGCGATCCATCGCCGCTGCTTGTTTCTTTGCTGCTTTGTTTGCAAAGTAACCAGATACCACTGCACCGCCGACTTGTGCTGCTACTGTACCCATATTAAGTCTCCAATTTATATACGTCTAATGGCTGCTGCTCATCTGTTGTTGGAAAATCAAAAGCAAAGCCAAACATTTTTATGAACTTCTCTTGCTTACTGTCGTGCCGAAGGCAGTACAGCGGCGTAGTCCTCAGCTTCACAAGCTGTGTGAAGTCTCTCATTAGCTCTCTTTTGATATTCTTATTCCAACGGTGTACATCGCAGTGTACAAACGTCAGTACGCCCTCACCCTCTATAGGTAAGCCTTCCAGGTAGACTGTATAGTGGGGACGCTCGATGGTAGGGACTTTTACACCGCGACCCATGCTGTACCGTTGTAGACATATAGGCCATCACCGGAGCCTGGGTTCCAGGGCGACACTGCGTAGCGCACCATGCCTTTGATAGGCTTCTCGGGCGGGTCTTCAGACACCTGGATGGCCGCAGTCGCCAAGCTACCTATGGCTGTCTGTATACGCCGCAGCTCTTCCTGGATGTATCTCTGGATACCTTCTTCTAACTGTGGGTACTGTTGCCGGCTGTAGTCCTGGACAATTAGGTCAGTCTTATCGTTAAGTGCCATTACCTGGCTCCTGTCGGGGTAATCTCAATGTCAAACCCAGATAGATCGAAGTCTTTATAATCATTGTCAGCCAGGGTCATTCTATATGATAGGTACCTGCCAGCTGCCCGGCTATCGATCTTATGTTCTGTTGGTATGTTGTAGGTTACCGGCGATCCGTAGACTGGTGTGGCACGTGGGATGTCTGATGCACCAAACTCAAATGTAAGCGTGGTGTCAGCTGTGTTAATTGTGTCACACTGTGGGTACAGTCTCGTGACAACCATATACTGCCGGGCTGCTAGGCCGCCTTCGTCAAGGTCAATGCCAGTACGCTCCAGGTATGGCGGCTTGGTAGCCTCTACATCGAGCTGGAAGGCCATCTGGCCGGTATCTGATAGATCTACACCATACATCTTGTCGCTAGTGATACCATCGGATGCCTGGTCTTCGCCTACCATGATGACATGCCTATCGAAGCTATCTTGCTGGCTATAGTAGGTACCACCGGTTAGCTGATAGGTGGTTGCACTGTTTGCATACGTAGAAACAGAGTTGACGTTAGCTACGGTACCGCTGCTGACATTTGGTATGTCCATGAATGACCATGTGTTCGCACGGTAATTATAGACAGCTGCGCGGTTGCAGCGGTTGGCGTTTGGAAACTCTACGCGGCTGTCACCTGACATGTAACAAAAGTAAATCTCATTGAGCACCGGGTTGTGCTGCGTAAAACATACGTCAGCATTATTGTTATTTAGGTTTGAGTAAATGAAGTTCTTAGTACGCTCATCACATATACTTTGTTTTGACGTACCATCGTGAATATAGATATCGAAAGCTCCGAAGACGTAATGTTTGCCCTCAGCTTCCACTACACAGTTTTGATTGATCACGCCGGCATCGTTAAATAGTTTACGGAAGTTGAATATAAAGGTACCGCCAACAAACTCCATGAGCCACGTCTGGTCACTTGAGTAAATAATGAAGTTACTACCCAGGCTCATACCATCGATGATCTCAGTTGGGATCTGTACAAGGTCGTTAAAACCTGCGCTCTTTGTGGTGTCAGTGGCATCCCAGCTGCCTGGGACACTATTGGCTGTAGTGATGTCAGAGAAGCGTACCCTGGTTGGAAAGTTGGTGCTGCCCTCTGTCATGTTCAAGGCAATCAGCTGGTCACCATATGAGCGTAGGGATTTGCATCTGTGGGTGCTATCCCAATTAGGTAGGTCAGCAAAGTTAGTACCTGTGCTTGTACGGTATACTGGTACGCGGTCTACACGATTGATGTAAGTTACGTCAGCCAGGGACGTACCTGTGTATGGCCGCGGGTCTGATGATCCAGTGATGGAACCAGACACATTTGACACCGTGCCACTGGCGTATTCTTTGATAGCCCATGCATCTGATGCCAGTATTACAGTATCGAAGCCTGTGGCTGGTACAATGCCGTATGTAAAACGCGGCGTGAAACCGAGACTGTCTTTTATTGTTCTAAAGATTGGCGCTCGGCTCACCCTGCCCTCATCGAAACGTACATTAAAACCTGCAGAGAAACCTGTAAGGGGAATGTTGTAAGCACTGTTATCAGTGACAACGCCGGTTTGTCCCAGGTTACGGATCGGAATGATAGGCATAGCTTATTACTCCAGTATTAGGTTACCTGTGGTTAGCTGCTGCAGGTTGCGTTCATTCTGTTTAACCATCTCATTACGGAAGCTCTCTACGGCAGCGCCGGCTGCGCGGCTCTGTTGTGCATTCTCGATCATCAAGACTGGCATCCAAGCCATAGCGCATCCCCAGTCTTCTGTAGGCTCGCCGGTGTTTGGGTTCTTACCACTGATCTTCATGAACCACGCGCAGTCAAACTGCCGGCATGGCTTGAAGTTATCGAGTGGGCAGTTCTGCTTAACCTCGATCTTCATTTACTCTTAATCCTTGGTTGCAATGATGACATCGACATACTGCACATCAAGTCCATTCGCTGATCCTGTGAAGGTCGATGTAGCTGTTAGTGACAGGCTGTGCGAGTGAGCCTGACCGCTACCTTGGATACGGTAAGTCGGCCAATCAATGTGACGCGCTTGGTAGTTGAAGTTCGCGTAGTTATCTGAATAGTCACCGCCGGGCGTGTTCGGTTTGTGATACCAGTTGTTGGGCAGTTGCGCGGTAGTCAACGCTGTGCCACCTACAGACCCTGTGACACTGGTGTTGACTGTACCCGCCGCAGTGGCATCGAGGGTCGAGAAAGCGTTAGTACCGCCGGAACCTGCGGTGCCTGTGACTACCCGGA